CATGTAGTCCAGGATGCTGTTTTCTTTTGGCAGTTTATTTTCTTCTTTTCCGTCTATAAAGATTTGCGGTACTCTGTAGGTCGTCGTTGGCATCCAAGGCGTTTTTTCGACTTCTCCCATAAATTGTTTGAATTCATCCCATAAGATGCGGTTAGGACAGTAGAAGTAGTAAAAATCGATGAACGCATCATCGAAAACAGGATATTTCGGCGTTGTCATTCGGATGATTGCTGCCGTATCTACACTGAAAGTATCGCCCGGCAATACCTCGTCAACATAAAATGGAATCAGCTTGCCGGAATCGAACGTTGTTAAAACCGTCTGGTCACGGTTGAATCTCGTTCGACTTGCTTTCATTTCCGGAATTTGGTTAAAGTGCCGTTCATTGTTTCGATTCATTCTTCTCCCTCCTTTGCTTTAGGTTCTGCTTTAGGTTCCGCTGCTGCCATTTTTTGTAGTTCTTCAAGTTTCATGGCGTTTGCCTGTGCTGTTGCGATCATGCGGTGATACTCATGGATATTTTGCGGAAATTCCGTAATATCCACTTCTGTTCCTTCCAGCGCTCCTTGTGACAGGCTTTTCAGAAATTGCGGGTCAAAACTTGCTTTTCGGACAATGTTTTTGATATCACATTCATCCGCATAGCTTTCAATTTCCTGCTGGATGTCTATTGGTGCTGTTTCTTGCAGCACTTCTTGTCCTTCCTCGTCTTTTGCCCAGACGTATTGCTTTCGCATTTTTTCGCCTGGTGCAGAAAAGAAGGGCTTTCGCCCTTCTTCATATCGTTTATTCATTCGGCTTGCCCTCCCATACTTTCTCTTTGTCGTTCGTGAACGTGCCATGTTCGTCATCAAACACTGCCAGCTTGAAGCCGGTATAGTCGCCCGGTGCCTGTCCGACGAAAGTCTTTTCGTCTTTTGCCATCACATTGCACATACGTGCAAAGGTTGCATTGTTCTTGCTCTCGCCTACCCATGCGTAGCACTTTGCTACACTGTCCCAAAGACCAAAATATTCATGTTTCATGATATTTACTCTCCTTTTTACAGCCGGATGCCACCGCGCATTGGTTTCTGACTCAGGTTGATGGCTTTGGTTTTCCGTGCGGTTGTGTTAAACATACGGCGGTCTTTTGCGCCTTTCATTGCTTTACGATGTCGTGCCATCGTTATACTCCCTTCGCATTAGCTCTAATTCAATGGCATTTACAAAGCTTTTCATTTGCCAAATTTCATCTATCAGCCTTTTTGCATCCTCAATGTTTGACACTTTTTTAATCATTTTGTAATTGCCGTCAATTTCTTTGTATTTTCGTGTGAGTAGCTCTTCTAGTGCTTCTTTGGTCTGGTCGCGCACATTCCATGTTTTGTGTACCATGGTTACTCCTCTTCTTTATCGTTGATGTTGTCATGCAGTGCATGATAGATTTCGTCAAGCTTTTCCAGAATCTGCATCATGATTCGGATTGCCTGTTTGACGTCTTTAATCGAAATCAGTGCCATTTGTTTACTCCTTCATGTTTTTTCTGTTTTGCTCACAATTTGTTTTTTCGGTCTGGTCTCGCACATTCCATGATTTCATTGCTTGTTTTCCTTTTTCCCTTTCCAGGTTATGGCGTCATTCGATTGTCAGTTGATGCTGGTAAGTGCCATTTTTACACCCCCTTTCTGTATTTTTTCCCGGTTCGTACATCAAAGTGCACCCAGGATTTATATACGATAATGCCGCATCCATCCGGTACGATTTCATTTAGCTTGTTGGCAAGTTCTTTTGGACTTATTCCATCTACCCGGATATCTGCTGCCATACCGCGCATATGATAGCTGTATTTTGCTCCGTTGCATTTTTTGTTCCATTCTGGTGTTCTGTATCCGCTGGTTATAATGACCGGTTTCCCTAGCTTATGTCTTAAGATATCCAGGATGGTGTATAGGTAGTCGTCTATGAATATTACCTGACTACCGTCTTTGCAAGCAAATTCCCTTACCCTAAAGTGTCTTGCTAGCTTTACGTTTCCATCTGTGTCCATGATATAGCATTTAAGCATTTTTGTCAACCCTCCTTTTCTGTGAAGTACAGCTTTATTTCTTCAATCTTGTACAGGCTGTAGATTCCTTTGTGTTCTTCTGCGTATTCCTTTGCTCTCTTTTTTGCGTTTTTCGGTTCATCATTGATTTTTAATACTGTGGTCATGCTGTCGTCGTCGTTCCAACTTCTCAGTTCATATCTGTGTTTCATTTTTAGCACCTTCCTTTCTGTGATTATATTTTATCATATTTTTTAAAAAAAGTCAAGTTTTTTTTAGAATTTTATTGATATATCAGTAGCCTGTTTTGCTCCTTTGTTTTGAATGGCGCTTTAGCGCCTTGCCGTGCGTAGCGTATGCGGAGCTCGGCTAATCCATTCATTATGAGCGCTGTGCGCGTTTTCAACACTTTCAACACTTTCAACAGGTTTTCAACAAAATGTTGCACAATGATTTCCGTCATTTTGACGGACTTTCAACATTTCAACAATTTTTCAACAAAACTTTCAATATTGTTTTTTGCTTTTTATTTACGCTTTAACGTTAAATTTTAGTACTTATCAACTTTTCCACATTGCCTACTACTACTCCTACAACAAGTTAATATAATATACGCGTGTGTGCGCACGCGCGTTTGCGCGCGTGCGCGCGCGCGCGCAAAGCGGCAGCCCCAAGATTGGGGCGTGACGCAAGGGGTTGACTTTTAAGTCAACCCCTTTGAATCACTGAATAGACTGATACATGGAGTCCATAAATGACACCTAGCCAAGTACCTTACTTGATAGGTACTTGGCTAGGTGACACCATGACACTGTTAAAGTGTCCCTCTCTTCTTCATCTGCTTCTTTATCACTCTCTCTTTCGTTTTACACTGTTCTGCAAAGTCTGCATTTTCGTACTTTAGTCGGTTTTCTGCGATTGCTGCCGCTTGCCTGTTCTGTTTAATTCTCCACAATCTTTGTGGGTTTTCTGCTTCCATCATTTTTTCATAATAACGTGGAATTTGTGCTTGTTTGCCGTTTGTGCATTGGATGTAGCCTTGTCTCCAGATTTCTGCTTTGTGCTCTTGATAATAGTGGTCTCCTAAGCCCGGCTTGAGGCTCATACATGCAAAAGGTTTTTGTTGCCCTAGTTCATAGTACTTGTTTGCTTTTTGACCGTCTATCTCATACATTTTTTTTGTGACGTATCCTGCAACATATCTATACGTTTCTGGTACTGCTTGCGCTATTTGGATTTGACCCATGCCCCATAGGTTTTCTAGCCATTTACTTGTGAAATATCCGTTGTGTTGTATCTTGTATAGGTGCTCTAGGTCTGTTGGTTGCCATCCGTATAGAATCATGTGATAGTGCGGTCTTGCTGTCTGTTCTCCGTACTCTCCCGCTACAAAATAGCGTAATTTGCCCCTATAAGCCTTTCTGAGACGTTTTAAGAACTTTTGAACGTCAGTATACAGTAACGTTTGGACGCTTTCAGGGCGCTTCTCTCCCGGTTTCCAGACGTATTGTACTTTTCGCATGATTTCACCTGTGTTTACTATCATGCCTGGTACATGGTCATCATCATAAGTTAACGTGATAAACCAAACTTCTTCTTTTGGATAGTCTCGTGCTTCTAATTCTATTCGTGTTGTCCAGTCCTCCCTTTGTCTGATTCTGCATCCGATGCATTGCCCGCATGGTATCAACATGACGTTTTTTCGGTACATCAAATCTTCATATTTGAGCTGTTTTCCCGATATTTCAGAAAAACGGGCGAGTGAATACACCCGCCCGCTTATGCTTTTGTCTTCCGGGTTGTACAGCCTTATTAATGGCTTGTAACAACTCATTTCAAATAATCACCTGGCTTTCGTTTTTCTCCGTAGCTTCCTGTTTTGTCCTGTGGCTTTATGCTTCTGCCTTGTTCTGCACCTTTGCCTTTTTCTGTCTTTGCTGTTGCATCTTTAATGGCTTCGCTTGTGTCGTTTCCGACTTTGGTTAGTGTTTTCATCAGTCCGTAGGGTGTCATTTGCGTTGTGCTTAGCATCTGCTGCCAGCTTTGTGCCGCATTGTACCAGTCGCTTTTGCTCCAGCTTGAGCTTGAGTATGCATTTGGTACAAATCCACCGCTTCGGCTTACTCCTAGTGCACTACTGCTTGCAAGTCCCATACTTGCACCGCTGATTGTGCCGGCGCTTCCACCCGGTGTGCTCGCTCCCCCATTTGAGAATGCTAGGATAGGGTTAAGCCCCGCTTTTCGCATGTCTTCAACTGCACGCTGGTATGCTGTGCTTGACATGTGCTCTTGCCATTCACGGTTCGCTAGTGCTTCTGCACTGTTGTAGTTCATTGCTACGCTGTTTTCAATGTGGTTGTATACGCCTTGCATGATTGCTTGTAAGGTGTTGTAACCCATCTGTTTAAGCATACTTTGACTGTTGTATTTACCTTGCATGGCAGCCTCTTGCCCTTGGTATGCGTATGCTTGCTTTAGCCAGTCGTTTACCTGTTGAATGTTTGTGCCTGCTTGACTTCCACTTTCAGAGTGTCCGCCGCCTTGGCTTACGCTTCCACCTTGGCTTTGGCTGTTTCCTGTCTGACCCCATCCGCCTAAAGCTCCAGTGACGTTTTTTGCTGCTCCTGCGATTGTTCCGACCGTGTTCGCCACGTTTCCTGCTACGTTTAGTGCTGTTAAGAATCCTGATAATGCTCCCATTTAAAAATAGCCCGGATTTCTCCGGGCTTCCTCCTTTCTTACAGTTTATACAAGCCCGGTACGCTGTACAACGGCATCCGTCTCGTGGTTTTGTTTGCTATGCGGATTGCACCGAAGAATTGCGGCTCATTCTGCACGATGAGCGTACGTGCAATTTCGGATTTCCCTTCTGTCATCCATTCCTGCGATAACGTTGGTACGGTTTCGTAGTAGTCTGCATAGTGCCAGAATTCCAGACTGCCGGTTGCGTTGCTTCTCATGAGGCCTGAAACCCGATTGGGTTTCATCCTGTAGTCTGACCAGGCTTCTTGATACCCAAATGTTTCTTCGTCTGTCCCGAGGCCTGTTAGCATGATTTCTTTCTTTTTGACAGGCTGTTCCCCCAAGTTTGCGAACTGGGGTACATAGTAATCCAGTCTGTCGGTTCTGCTCCAGAAACGTTCCAAACCCTGCTGATAACTGTGATTGTGTCGGACGCAACATACGCCAATTACAAAGCCATGTTCCTCAAAAGATTTTGTGAAACTGCTTTCATTGATTGGCGTTACCGACATTGCACCCGTCTCGCCAATTGGCGTGTCTCCGTTTGTCTGCTGACCGCTGGTCTGGACGATTTGATTAACGTTGACGTGATATCTGCCACCGCCAAGGTACTCCGGCACCTGCACGGTTTTATCGCTGATTACCACGTCCCACAGTGCCTGTACCTGTTCGCGGTATCTGCTGCCGCCTCGTGCAAGTGCCTCGTAGTACTGCTGTACTGCTACGGCTTTTCTCAAATCGTTGATGGTTGCTGCAGCTACTTCTCCAAGGTCTGCATACATCCATCCTCCTGCTCCTGTTTCGCCGCTTGCTCTTTCTTTTCCGTCGAATTGCATCGTCTTTTTTTCTCCGGGCGCTCCGGTGGAATTTCCGTATATCAGAGACCCGGGTGTGTTTTTTCCACTCACGTCTATTACCATTTCTACCGGTCCGTTGAAATTTTGGTAATTTCCTTTTGCGTCTCCCAATCTGATAGGTGCATTTCCTGCCAACGGTAATGTCACTTCTGGTCCGCGCTGCGGATACGGCAGACAGCTGGTGAAGTAGTCGTGGAATTTGTTTACTGGTAAGCATCTGCCGCCGCTGATTGCGTGCTGTATATTTCCTTCAATGTTTTCTTCGTCTCCTGTGTCTTCATAATTTACATTATCGCTGTTGCTTTTCCATGCTGCTGCGTTTTCAACGTTTTCGTCCCTGAAAAACTCGTTCCAAATCATGACGTATGCTCTGACGGGAAGTGCGTTGACCGAGAATCCGTGCGAAATTTTTGTCGGTACTCCCATGTAGTCCAGGATGCTGTTTTCTTTTGGCAGTTTATTTTCTTCTTTTCCGTCTATAAAGATTTGCGGTACTCTGTAGGTC